AACAACTAACTTCTCTTCAGCAACAAGAGCAGAAGGTGGTGGTTTTGGAAGGTTTAGTACAGATACAGTTCTTGGGGTTAAAGTAAAGTTTTCTTCTTCAATAAAGTTATATTTTTCATCAACATAAGATAAAGCGGTTATTGAATAATTAACTCCATCAACTTCTTCTACTGTTATAACTCTGAATTTTTGAGGTAAAACTTCATCATTTTCTAACAACCAAACACTATTTACGTTTGGCGTTGTACTAAATGTATTCTGTATTGTAATAACACCATCTATTATACTCAATACATTTTTTCGTTCTACTGTTCCATTTGGCATTATTACCGAAAGAATAGGATTATTTGTATCTGGTAAATTAGTTTCAGATGTATCATCAACAGTTACAGTTGTTAAAGTTGCTGATTTTATTCTGCCACCTCTTCTTACTCCAGACCGAACAGGATCAGCAATATCAATCACAGCACCAGGTCTGACAACTACTCCAGAATCTATGGAAGTAGAAAAAGTAACCAACTCAGATTCCCTTTGTTCAGCGAAGAGCACTGCCTTTCCGAGTCTGGCTGCTTGTCCTCTAGAAGTACACCCAAATGCTTTTATTTGTTTAGTAATCAATCCATACTTATTTATTGCATCTTCATCTCGTACTTGCTCAAAATCTATTTCTCTACTGTCCATATTGAAATATGCGACAGCAACAGCAGTATGTCTAGTTTTTAAACTGCTGCCAGAATAACTAAAACCCTCAGTTACATTTGCCAAGTTAAATAAATAACTAGCTTGTTTTGGACTGTCTTGTGTCATCTGTATTGTGCCTTCTGCCCATATCGGCATACATCTCATAACACTGGCTAAGTCGTTGATTAAATCAAAAGCACTCGTAGCAGCTTGTATATTTGCATTACAGCTAAATCTTGGTTCCTGTTCATCACCGAAGCCACTTCTAACAAGTGTGTTTGCAAATTTACTAGCAGCTACAAAAGAAAATAAATCTAAGTTTTCATATCGTTTAGCATCAGTGCTTTGATCTGGTGCAATATGCACACCAAATCCGTACCTTTGGTCTGTCAGAAGATCTAATAGCACCATTGCAGGACATGAAGTCCATTGAGCTGCTCCCATAACTCCATTAAATACATAGTTGTTTGGGTAAACTATTCTGCCAGTATCGTTATCTACAGTTGGCGTTCCAGAACCATTTGCTCCTGCTCCTGGAATCTTTACTTTTATACCTCTAATTCTAAACTTTCTAGAAGGTATAGAAGAAAATTGCATAGAGTCTAAACGAAGAGAAGAGTATGCACTATTAGGATATGTATTGGCATCATCAATTATTTCTGAAAAACTTGTCCATTGAAAAGCATTTACAAGTTGACTACTTGTACTATCTGCTGTAATTCTTTTAACTCTTATATCAACAGGAAATTGACCATTTAAATCTAAACTGTAATCTTTTTGATAAGCGTCAGCAGTTCTACCTCTTATCGTATCTTGAACTCTTAATTGGTATCCACCGTTATTAAATTGAACAAATATCTGTAATCCTACTTCTGAGCCAAGTAAGTCTCCGTTATCTTTTGCGTGTTGTATCTGCGGAAATGTAATCGTAACTCTAGCCCTGTCAGGATTAGTGTTTGGACTTTTGTCAGAAATTTGTCTGGTTACACCATTCACATCACTTGCTTTAACCTCTACCCCTACAGATGTAGTAGAAGAACTGGTTTCAATTCCGTTTATTTTTGCTTGACCTGAAGTACCAAATCTAGACTCAAATCGT